CACCGGCGACGCCCTGGCCCCCCATAGCGGGAGCGGGACCATCACCGGAGGCAGCGCCACCGTGCGGATCGGAGGGTAAACCATGGCCATCGGAACACTGGGAAGAAAGATCGTTTTTGAGGTGAGCGACGACCGGGTTTTTACGTTTTCGGAAATGACCCGGGAGATCACGAGCCGGTGGGCCAACCACGAACCCCAGGGGGTCAAGCCAAAGCCGGAGTTTTTGGGCGCCGGCCTGCAGACGGCCAGCCTGACGATCACCATTTCCGCCACCCTGGGGGTCCGCCCCCGGGACGTGCTGGAGGCCATCGAGAACATGGTGGAGAACGGCACGGCGGAAACCCTGGTGATCGGCAACAGGCCGGTGGGAAACAACCCCTTCCGCCTGACCGGATCGAGCGAAACCTGGGGCGTGGTGTATAACCGGGGCGAACTGGCCAGGGCCTCCATGACCATCAACCTGGAGGAGTACACATGAACGAAACCGGCGTTTACGACTTCAAACTGGAATACACCTTCGCCGGCGACTACATGGCAGAACTGGACCGGCAACTGGCCCTGCTCCTGTCCACGCGGGAGGGCACCATGCCCCTGGATCGGGAGTTCGGCCTGAACATGGACTTTGTGGATATGCCGCCGGAGGTGGCCAAAAGCCTATACACGGCGGAGGTCACGGAGAAGGTGGCCAAGTTTATCCCCACGGTACGGGTCCAGGAAGTCAAATGGAGCAGCGGAGGACAAGGGAATTTAATTGCAAAGGTGGTGATCACAAGTGCCTGACGAAATGAACGCGATCAAGAGCCTGCCGGACATTTCTTTCATCGACAACAAGGACATTGACCAGGTGCGGCAGGAAATGGTGGCGGACTATGAAAGTTTTATTTCCGAGGCCACCGGCCAGACCGTGACCCTGGAGCGGTCCAGCGTCCACCGTATGGAACTTTACGCGGCGGCGGCGCAGATCTACCAGGCCATGCAGTACATTGACCGACAGGGAAAGCAAAGTATCCTGAAATACTCCTATTCGGATTTCCTGGACAACCTGGCCATTTTTAAGGGCGTGACCCGGAACCCGGCCACGCCGGCCACCACCACCCTGCGCTTTACCCTTTCGGCGGTGCGGGACACGGCCACCGGGATCCCCCAGGGGACCCGCGTTTCCACGGCCGGCGCCACCTACTTCGCAACGGACGTGTACGCGGAGATCCCGGCGGGTTCCACCACCGTGGATGTGCCCGCCACCTGCACGGTGGCAGGAACGGACGGAAACGGGTTCGCCGCCGGAGAACTGGCCACCATTGTGGATCCGATCCCATACGTGGCCAGCGTGACCAACACGACGGCCACCGAGGGCGGCGCGGAGATCGAGAGCGACGACGACCTGGCGGAGCGGGTTTTCCTGGCCCCTGGGGCCTATTCTACGGCCGGACCGGAGGACGGATACCTGTACCACGCCAAGGCGTACAGCGCCGCCATAGGCGACGTGGTGGCCACCAGCAACCAGGCGGCGGGGACCGTGGACATTGTTTTCATCATGGCCGACGGCAGCACCCCGGGGGAGGAAATGATCGAGGGCCTGGAGGGCTACCTGCAGGGCAAGACGATCCGGCCCATGACGGACCTGGTACGGGTGGCCGCGCCGCAAGAGGTCACGTACACCATCAACCTGACCTATTACATCAACCGGAGCGACAGCGCCAAAGCCGTGACCATCCAGGCGGCGGTGGCCCAGGCCGTGGCGGACTACCAGACCTGGCAAAGAGCCATCGGGCGGGATATTAACCCCTCCCAACTGGTCCGCATGGTCATGGACGCGGGCGCCAAGCGCGTGACCGTGACGGCCCCCACATACACCGCCGTGGACGCCACCAAGGTGTCCGCCCTCCAGGGGGACGCCGTGATCAGTTACGGAGGGCTGGAGGATGATTAAACTTTCCGGGAGCCGGTTCACGGACATTATGCCGGACAACCTGGCCAGCCAGGTGGAAACCCAGGCTTTCGCCTACGCGGTGGGGCGGCAGATTGAAAAACTGTGCGCCTACTCCGACGCGGCCAGGACCTACGCGGCCATAGCGACCATGCCGGAGTGGCTGCTGGACTATATGGCCGTAGAACTTCGCACCCCGTCCTATGATGAAAACTATTCCCTGAAAACCAAACGGGCGCTGATCCAGGGGTCCCTCCTGTTTTACACACAGATGGGGACGCCGGCGGCGGTGAACCGGATCATTGAAACCATCTTTGAAACCGGGTACATCGAGGAATGGTACGAGTATGACGGGGATCCCCACCACTTCCGGGCCTACGTAGGCGACGGCGGAGAGGTGGGGCCGGGGGAACTGGAGGAGTTCCGGCGGGTCCTGTCCTCCGTCAAGCGCCTTTCGTCGTGGCTGGATGATATTATCACGATCACCGCCATGGACCCGGATATGGTGACGTTTACGGGGACCATGGGGAAGGGCTACACGTCCACGCCCCTGCCGGAGGCGGCGGTGGACTACCACCTGGAGGACATGATCCGAGCGGGCGGAACATTCGGCACCATTACACAAACCGCCATCCCGGCGGCAATCTAAACAGGAGGAAAACCCATGTTTTACGGATTTGTAATCACCGAGGCGGGAAACAGCCTGCTGGCCAGCATGGTGGCGGGCCAAACCCTGACCATCACAAAGGCGGTCATGGGCGAGGGCACCGCAGACAACGCGGAGGCCGCCCGGAAGTTGACGAACCTGATCGCCCCGGGGCCGGAGGCCACCAGCACCGAGCCGACGGTGGACGGGAACAACGTCAACATGATCGTGGAGTATCGGTCCGACCTGAACGGCGGCCTGCAGGAAGGGTTCTGGATCGGTGAATTTGGCATTTTCGGCAAGGTAGGGAACGGCGCGGAAACCATGATCGGGTACGGTTCCCTGGGCGACGCCAAGCAGTACGTGAGCGCCTACGTGGCCGGGGCCGCCCCGGACGTGCGCCGGTATCCCGTTTCCATCACCGTCACCACGGGGATCCAGGTGGACGTGGACTATCCGGCGGAGGCGTGGATGACCGCCGAGGACGTGGCGGCCTACTTCAACGAAACACTAAAGCCGGATCTGGAGAACGGCCTGCAGGACCTGATCGACGACCACAACGAGGACCCGGACGCCCACGGCGGCGCCCTGGAGAACAAGCAGGACAAGATCGAGGTGGAGGGGATCCTGAAAGGGACCAAGACCACCGGAGAGGGCGGCGACACGTACAGCGTGGGACCTGCCACGCCGGGCACCGACTACCAGGCGCCCACCAATGCCCTGACGGCAGCGCAGGCCATGACCACCCAGGACCTGATCCCCTTCTATGACGTGACCAACAGCCAGCACAAGCGGACCACCCTGCAGGCGCTGAAAGAGGCCATCGGGGTGCAAAGCCCGGCCATCAATGTGACCACCTGCGCGGGGGCCTCTGTGACCTGTTCGGACGGCGTGACAACCCTGGAGGGCACGGGGTCCACGGAGTTTGAACTGCCCAACGTGGGAAACTGGACCGTGACCGCCCAACTGAACGGGGAAAGCGTGTCCGAGGTGGTGAACGTGAGCGGCGCCCTGCTGTATGAGGTGGACCTGATGATCACGAGCGGGATCGCCGTGACCACACAGCCCACCAAAACCACTTATTTCATCGGGGAGGCGTTCGACCCGGCGGGCATGGTAGTGACGGCCACCTTTGAGGACGACACCACCGAGAACGTGACGGAGGACTGCACCTTCTCCCCGGACACCATGGCGGAGGGAACCCAGTCCGTCACCGTTACCTATCAGCGGGCCGGGATCCAGAAAACCGCCACGGTGGCCGTGGCCGTGCGGACGCTGGACCACATCGCCGTGACCACGGCACCCACCAAAACAGCGTACAACTACGGGGAAACCTTCAACCCGGCGGGCATGGTGGTGACGGCCTACTACACCGACGACACCAGCCGGGCGGTGACGGGGTACACCTACTCCCCCACCGGCGCCCTGGCCATGAACAACACCACGATCACTATTTCCTATTCGGAGGGCAGCGTGACCGAGCAGACCACCCAGGCCATCACGGTGTCCAAGGTGCTGGACAGTATCGAGATCACCACGCCGCCCACTAAAACCGCCTATTTCTCCGGGGAAACCTTCAACCCGGCGGGTATGGTGGTGACGGCCCACTACAACGACGGGAGCAGCGCGGCGGTGTCTGGGTACACCTATTCCCCCAGCGGCGCCCTGGCGGCGGGAAACAACACGATCACCGTGTCATATTCGGAGGGCGGGGTGACTAAAACCGACACCCAGGCCATCACCGTGACCACGATCTCCAACACCCTGAACAGCAATTCATGGGCCACTATCAAGGCCGTTTCCGACGCCGGCCAGGGGGACAACTACTGGGACGTAGGCGACACCAAGCAGATCACGATCAACGGAAAGGTGGGGAATACGAACATTTCCAACCTGGCGATCAACGTGTTTATTATCGGGTTCAACCACAACGCCAGCCGGGAGGGTTCCAACCGGATCCACTTCAAGATCGGCAAAATCGGCAATACCCAGGTGGGCCTCTGTGATAGTGAATACGGAAATTATACTTCCACCTCCGGCGCGTTCACGATGAACACCAGCAACACCAACAGCGGCGGGTGGGCCAACAGCCACATGAGAAAGACGGTGCTGGGGTCCGACGCAAGCCCCACCAGCCCCCGGGCCAACACCCTGCTGGCGGCCCTGCCGGCGGACCTCCGGGCCGTTATGAAACCGATCACCAAGTATTCGGACAACACCGGCGGCGGCAACAATACGGCCAGTTATGTGACCAGCACCACGGACTACCTGCCCCTGCTTTCGGAGTTCGAGTACCACGGAACCCGGACCTATGCCAACAGCGCGGAGCAGAACTTCCAGCAGCAGTACGCCTATTATCAGGCGGGCAACAGCAAGGTGCATTACAAGCACAACGCCACCGGCACGGCGGCCTATGCGTGGTGCCGGTCCGTCAATGCGGCGGACACGCACTATTTCTGCCTTGTCCGCACCAACGGCAACGCCAACACCAGCAACGCGAACATTTCCTGGGCCGTGGCCCCCGGCTTTGCAGCCTAATCCGGCGGAGCAATCGGGGAAAATCCCGCCCACGGAAGTGGGCGGGATCCCGCCGAACACACACCGAGAGGAGGGGCGGCCATGTCTGTCCTGAAAAGCAAGCGATCCACCAGCAAGGCGGAGTATGTGAACCTGGCCAATGAAATTTACACGGAAACCGTGGCATTTTTGACCCGGCTTTCCGCCAGGTACGCCCGCCTGCTGGCGGAGCCGGTGGCGGCGCTGGCCGGGGAGGTGATCGACCAGACGGAAAAGGCGAACAGCATTTTTCCAAAGGGAGAGCCGAACCTGGGCCTGCGGAAAGGCCACCTGCTGGAGGCCAGGGCCGCGCTTATGGCCCTGGACGTGCGCCTGGGACACTGTTACACCATCCTGGCGCTGAACCCGCAGGGGTGCTTTACCAAGCCGGACGGGAAAAGCGTACCGCCGGCGGAGGCCACCAAGAAACTGGATGATATGTCGCAAAGCCTGGGCGAAAAGATCGACCGGGAAAATGAACTGATCCGGGCCGTTCTGGAGAGCGACCGGAAAAGAAAATAAATCACTGGCCATTTGGGTGTATCTCTGAAAACGTGCCGAGTGGCAGGGCGGCGGGTGCTTTGACGGCGGCCAATGCGTGGTGCCGGTCCGTCAATGCGACGAACACGAACAATTTCTGCCTTGTCAACACCAACGGCAACGCCAACAACAACAACGCGAACAATTCCTGGGCCGTGGCCGCCGGATTTCACAACCCCGCGAGGGGAACGGGTCAAATGCAGTAGGAAACGAACCGGACCCTTTGTGAAAGGAGAGATACTGCCCGGGCCAAAAACCCGAAACCGCACTCTGTGGCCACTTCACGGACGCTGCTTGCATGGCGGGCCTATTGTGCTAACCCCGTTTCATGTGAAGGGGCTACGCGGTTTAGCCGCACACCTACACCACAACCGCACGGAGGCGCGAAAAAAATATATGACCAGTGAGGAGCGCCGGGAGGCGCGATACCATAGACGACAGGCCGCACGGGAGGCGCGGCGGAGGAAACGCAGCGAGGACCTGGGCGGGATCGCCCAGGCGTTCAGTTTCCGAAAAATGTTCAAATGGGGAAAGAAGTGCTGTAACAATGTCCGGTGGAAACAATCCACGCAGAATTTTGAACGGCACCTGTTTTCCGGCACGGCCCGCAGGCGGCGGGAAGTTTTATCCGGGAAGTGGCGGCCAAAGCCGGGTGCCCACTTCCTTCTCCGGGAGCGAGGCAAGATCCGGCCCATAGACGCCCCACACATCAACGACCGGCAGATCCACAAAACCCTGACCAAGGAGGTGCTGGAGCCGCTATACACGCCGGGCATGATCCGGCGGAACGGCGCCAGCCAAAAGGGAAAAGGACTGTCCTTCCACCATGAGGAACTGAAACGGATCCTGCGGGAGCATTTCAGGAAACACGGCCGGGAGGGTTACGTGGTCCTTATGGACCTAAAGCAGTTCTTTCCCTCCGCGCCCCATGCGGCGATCTATGAGCGCCACCGGCGCCTGATCCTGGACCCGGAGATCCGGGCGGTGGCGGACACGGTGGTGGCCGCTGTGCCGGGCGGCGTGGGTATGCCCCTGGGCGTGGAGCCGTCGCAGATGGAAATGGTGGCCCTGCCGTCCGCCGTGGATAACTGGATCGCCTGCCAACTGCGGGCGGAAGGGCCGGCCCACTATATGGACGACTACCACATGATCGCGGAAACCAAGGAGCAGGCGGAGGCGTTCCGGGACGCCGCAACCGAGCGCATGGAGGCCATGGGGCTGACCGTGAGCCGGAGCAAAACCAGGATCGTGCCACTGTCCAAACCCTTCCGGTTCTGCAAGGTCAAATTCTACCTGACGCCCACCGGGAGGGTGATCACCCACGGGAACCGGGACGGGATGAAACGGGCGCGGCGGAAACTGCGGGCGTTCAAGGCCAAGGTGGACGCCGGGGAAATGACCGTCCAGCAGGTGCGGGCGTGGCTGACCAGCCAGATCGCCTATTTCGAGAACTACAACGACCACGGCCGGGTCCTCCGGCTGAACCGGATATTTCATGCAATTTACGGAGGTGCAGAACCATGATCAAGATCATCAAAGACGGGACAAGCCTGGGAATGACCGAGGCGCCAACCTACGTGCGGCAGGCGGAAAACGGGTGCTTTGTGCTGTGCCAGGAGGCGGAGGCCACGGGGATCGCCCACAACGGAACCGTGTACCACCTCCTGGGCCGGGAGGCCCTGGAGGGCGCGGAGAGCGTGATCCTGGAGGAGACAGACGCCGGGGAGGAGATTGAGCGGACGGCCACGACCAACGGGATCGTGTTCACCACCATGGCGGAGGCCGGGAACATTGACGACGTGACGGCGGCGGAACACGCGGACTTGTTCTCCCCGTGGGCCTATCCCGTCAACTACACAGCGGGGCAGATCCGGCGCTATACGGACGGAAAACTGTATAAATGCCTCCAGGCCCATACCAGTCAAGCCGACTGGACGCCGGACACGGCGGTGAGCCTGTGGGTGAGCATTTCGGACCCGGCGGAGGAGTGGCCGGAGTGGTCCCAGCCCATGGGGGCACATGACGCCTATGCCCAGGGGGCCAAGGTAAGCCACAACGGGAAACACTGGATCAGTGACGTGGCGGCAAACGTGTGGGAGCCGGGCGTGTATGGATGGACGGAGGCCGCAGACGACGCGGCGGAGGTGTAAGCCGTGGAAAAAATACCGTACATCGTAAAAAAGCGTATGAGGCTGGAGGGGATCGGCGGCCACGTCAATCTCCCCTATGGGACACGACTGGAGGCCGTGGACGGAATGATCATCCACAAGGGTGCGGCCGTCTGCGCCGTCACAAGCCGGAACGCACACCTGCACCTGGCCAGGGACGACGACGGCCAAGGGCGGGAGCGGGGCGCCCTGACGCTGGCCATCACCTCCACACTGGAAAAACGGGACAAAGACCATCAAGCCCGCTGGGATCGGGTGTGGGAGGATGAAACCGCCCAAAAGTACCGACGGCAGGACCATGAAGATCATTTCCTGTGGGGCCACGCCTTTTTCGAGGCCCCGGTGGAGGACCTGCGGCACATCGCGGATCTGATCGGCGCGAGGAGGTGACGGCCATGGACAGCACAAAAGTGATCGCGGACCTGTGCGCCGTCATTGACCGCATGAACGTGATCATTCAGGCCCAGGCCATGGAACTGGCCCAGTTCGGGGCGCTGGCCCACGAGGAGGAGATCGCGGCCGTGCGGCGGCAGTACGCCAGGGCCGTCGGTGAGGGGGTGGGACCTTGAACCTGGAGGAAATTCTGCTGGGCGGCGGCGGGGTGCTGCTGGTAGCCATGACGCTGATCCAGGTGGCACCGATCAAGGTAAATCCATGGTCCGCCGTCGCCAAGGCCATCGGCCGCGCCATCAATGGGGAGGTGATCGCCAAGGTGGACCAACTGGAGCGGGATCTGGAGGCCATGAAAGCGGCCCAGGAGGAGCGGGACGCGATCAGTTGCCGGTCCCGGATCCTCCACTTCGGGGACGAAACGATCCACGGGGTCCGCCACACAAAGGAGCATTTCGACCAGATCCTGCGGGACATTACCAGTTATGAACGATACTGCGACGACCACCCGCATTTCGAGAACAACACCACCGTGCTGACCTCCCAGCGGATCAAGGATATTTACGAGGATTGCCTGGCAAAGGCGGATTTTCTGTAAAAAAGGGGGCGCAGGAATGAATATGCCTTTGATCGCGGCGGCCGCCATGGCCGGCGGGGCGCTGCTGGGCTTTTCCTTGTGCTGGGCCGCCACAAGGCTGGCCGGCGGAAACCACGCAGCGGCCGCACGGCTGGCCACCACCGCAAAGAAGAAAATGGGGACCATGGACAAGGTGCTGATCCTGGAGGGTGTGATCCTGGTGGCCTATACGGCGGCGGACCTGGCCGTGTTCTGGCACACCGGGAACGAGCCTGCCACCCTGACCGCCTGCGTGTTCGGCGTGTGCGGTTTTGAAAACGGGGTCATGGGATGGATCAAGACCACAAAGGAAAAAGTGCGGGACCGGCGCTGGGAACAGGAGGACCGGGAGCGCATGAGGAAAGAAGAACAGGAGGCGCAAAACAATGGGTAAAATGAAAGCCAATGTATTCGTGGAAAAGGCGGTGGAGATCGCCAAGAACTTCAAAACCCTGTACGTTATGGGCTGTTTCGGGGCACCGCTGACGGGTTCCAACGTGAGCCGCTACTGCAATAACCATTCCTACAACCGAGCGGCGGACCGCACGGCCATGATCAAGGCGGCGGGAAACCAAAACCCGCCCGTATATGGCTTTGACTGCGTGTGCCTGATCAAGGGCATTTTGTGGGGGTGGAGCGGGAACGCCTCCAAGACCTACGGCGGAGCCAATTATGCCAGCAACGGGGTCCCGGACATAGGGGCGGACACCATGATCACCAGGTGCCTGGACGTTTCCGCAACCGGATGGGCCAACATGGCCGTGGGTGAAGCGGTGTGGATGTCCGGCCATATCGGAATTTACATCGGGGACGGCCTGGCGGTGGAGTGTTCCCCCAAGTGGGAAAACAAGGTGCAGATCACGGCCGTGGGGAACATCGGGAGCAAAGCGGGGTACAACACGCGGACCTGGACCAAACACGGAAAACTGCCCTATGTGGATTACTCCGAGAGCGGGACAACCACCGGCGGCGGGACCGCGACAAAGCCGGACACCGGCGGCGCCACCATCTACAAGGTAGCGGCCGGGGACAACCTCTCCAAGATCGCGGCCAAGTACGGCACCACCGTGGACGCCCTGGCGGAGATCAACGCCATCAAAAACAAGAACCTGATCCGCGTGGGCCAGGTGCTTATGCTCCAGGATACGCCCCAGGCGGCGGCCGACAAACTGGAGGCCCTGGGCGTGATCAACTCCCCGGACTACTGGGCGGAGGCGGCGGAGGCCGGAAAGGTCCAATACCTGGACATTCTGCTGAAAAAGGCCGCGCAGACCATCACAAAGGCCGGGGTGCGGACGGATACGCCCCAGGAGGGCGTGGCCGCGCTGGTGGCCGCCGGCGTGATCAATACGCCGGAATACTGGCTGGCCAACTATGGCACATTCCCCAGCCTGGACCTGCTACTGCAGGCGCTGGGCGGGGCTGTGAAATAATCGGAGGAGGACATATACATGGAAAACATTATGCAGTACATTCCCCTGGCGGTGTCCGCCATCCTGCTGGCGGCCCTGATCCTGACCGTGATCACCAACATCATCACCCAGGTGGTCAAGAAAATCACCTGGGACAAGATCCCCACCAACATTCTGGCGGTGCTGGTGGCCATGGCCGTGACCCTGCTGGCGTTCTTTGCGGTGTGCCAGATCATGGGCTGGGCCGTCACCTGGTACATGGTGGCCGGCGCGGTGGCCCTGGGCCTGTTCGTGGCCTATGCGGCCATGTTCGGATTTGATAAGCTCCGGGAGGCCCTGGAGCAGATCACGAACTGGAACAAAGACAAAACGGAGTAAACGGAACCCCGGCACCGTGTAGGTGCCGGGGGCATTTTATACGACGCGGCTGGATATGGTGGAGGCGTCCAGCCGCATGGCCAGATCAATGATCTTTTTTCGGGTGGCGTGGTCCTTTTCGGCGGCGGGGGCAAGAGTGGAACGGACCCCGGCGGGAACGATGGAAAGCGCCCAGGCCACCAGATCCCTTTCCGCCTTTATCAACGCCGCCCTGGCGGACATATCGGCCTTTTGCAGTTTGACGGCCTCCGGGTCCGCCTGGTACTCCACCTCCAGGGCGTCAAAAACGGCGTCGTTTTCGATTTGCCAAAGGCACCGGGCGGGCCGCCCACGCCGGTCCGTGGCGCCCCTGGCGGCTAAAAACGCCCTTTCATGGGCGGAGGCCCTGGCCCCGGCCAATTCGCTGGCCTGCCGGGCCTGATTGTAGGCCCGTTGCTGTTCGCTGTATCTCATAATTTCCTGCCTTTCCACTGGGGAGCGCCTGATCCGGAGATCAGGCGATTGCCTCCAGTTCCATATCTTCAATTTCGGCCCAGGTAAACCCCAAGCGGTGCATATCGTCCCCCACATCGGAGAGGACCACGCTGGCCTCCATGGTGAGATCCGCATAGCACAGGGCGGCGAACATCTTATAGACTTCCACGGCCCGCTCCATGGTGAAAACCTGGATATTGCCAACCATGGCCCCATACTTCCCGTTTTGCTTAATCAACATGATTTTTACCACCTTTCAGAATTTTGCGGAACAACCGCCGGAGCGGGACGAACACCGCCACAAATATCACAAGAGAAATTATAAATTTCATCGTCTGCCCTCCTATTGACAAAACCGGATGATTTGTTTTATATTTGGGGTGCGGGGTTGAGGCCCCGCACCCCTGGCCTTTACCTGTCCAGCAATTTGAGGATTGCCGCTGTGATTAGGCCGGAAACTGTGCCCGCCAGAATGTCGGCCAGGAAGTCAACCTTTCTGGAGGGCCGCGCCGTAGGCTTTCGCCTGCGGCGTTTTTTCTTGCTCATTTCAACCGCCCCCTTTCCTCTTGAGCTGATTACATTATACACTCTATCATGTGTATAAATCAATAGGCAACACACACAAAATAATGTGTATCTTTTTATTGTTTGTGTACACTTTACAATGTGTATATTGCGTGATAGAATAACAGTGAAAGGACGGGATCGAAATGGCAATTAGCTATCAGGGCGCATTTGAGAAAATGAAAGAGGCCGGGATCTCCACATACCGGATCAGAAAAGAAAAAATAGTATCAGAGGGAACCCTGCAAAGTCTACGAGAGGGGCGGCCTGTTTCAACTGAAACCATCGAAAAGCTGTGTCTGCTGCTGGACTGCACCCCAAATGACATTATGAAGATCACCCGCTGACGGTGGGGCATAGGATTGGAACCGCCGCGCCCCAATGAATAACCCTGCGCCAAAGGGCCTATAATTTTCTTGTGCTGAATATTACCACGGGTTTTGACGCCGGCCTGTGTTAATATCAAGAAAAATGTGGGCCATATCCACAACGGAGGGGCGCCGGGTGAAGTTTTACGAAATCAACGGGAAAAGGAATTTGTGCGGGGACCGGATCCGAGAGGCCAGGCAGAAAAAGAGGTTTTCCCAGTCCGAACTATGCAAACTGCTACAACTGCGGGGGATCATGGTGGAGCGGGATGTGATCAGCCGCATGGAGAGCGGGGCCAGAATTGTGACGGACTTTGAAGCCGTGGACATTGCGGAGGTGCTGGAGGTCCCCGTGCTGTGGCTGCTGGGCAAAGAATAGGCCGGCGTGGTAGAAAGAACCACGCCGGCCTATTGTCATATTACAGAGAAAGAGAGGCCGCCCCATGAAGGGATATAAGCACTTAACTGCCCATGATCGGAACAAAATGGCAAAAATGCGAAAAGAGGGCGCAACCATGCGCCAGATCGGCGCGGCCCTCCATGTGAGTGCGGCCACCGTCTGCCGGGAGCTAAAGCGCGGCACATACACCTACCTGAACGCGGATTACATCGAGGTGACCGAATACATCCCGGAGCGATCACAAAAGAGGTACGAGGCCAACCTGGAAGCCAAGGGGCCGGGATTGAAGATCGGAAACCATAGGGATTATGCCGAAAAGCTGGAGGAGCTGATCGTGGATTACGATTACAGCCCCTCCGCCGCCCTGCATGAAATTGAAAACCACCCGGAAATATATGGGGAGTTCGGGGTGCGCGTCTGCCGGCAGACGCTTTATTCCTATGTGGAAAAGCGGATCTTTGCCCGCCTGACCAATAAAGACCTGCCTTTTAAGGGGTCCCGCCAGAAGAAAAAGACCAAGCACATACGCCGCATGAAATCCGCCGCAAAGGGGGACAGCATAGAGAAAAGGCCGGAGGAGGTCAACACGCGCCAAGAGCCTGGCCACTGGGAAATGGATCTGGTGGTGTCCTGCCGCGGCGGTCACAAGTGCCTTATGGCCCTAACCGAGCGGGTGACCCGTCAGGAGATCATGCGCCTAATCCCGGACAAGAGCGCCGCCAGCGTGGTGCGGGCCATGAATACGCTGGAGCGGAAATATGGAAAAATGTTCCCGGAGGTATTCAAGACCATTACCGTGGACAATGGCACGGAGTTTTCCGACTGTGAGGGCATGGAAACCTCTGTATTTAAGGCAGGCGGCCAGCGTACCAAAATGTATTACTGTCACCCATATTGCAGCAGCGAAAGAGGAAGCAATGAAAAGCAAAACCAGATGATCCGGCGAAAATTCCCAAAGGGAACCAACTTCGACAAAGTTTCCCCCAAAGAGGTCCGCGTGGTGGAGGACTGGCTGAACAGATACCCCCGCAAGATCCTGGGATGGTATAGCAGCGCGGACCTGTTCAACCAGATTTTTGGGGGCATTTGAAAAATTTTTTACTTTTTGTTACGCTTACCTATTGACATTTGCCTCTGAAAATGCTACTAATAAGAGTAACAAAGCGTAAAGGCTTGTTACTCTTATTTTTTTATCGAAAAACGGAGGTGAAAGGACCATGAGCAACAAATATTTGGGGCCTGCGGAGCGGCAGCTGATCGCAGAGAAGTGGGCCGCTTATGCGTCGGTGCGGGAGATCGCGGGCCTGGTAGGTGTGGCACCTAAAACCATTTACGAGGAATTGAGGCGCGGGAGCAACGGCACCCTGGACAAGAATAGCCGCAAGGCATACAACCCGGAGCTGGCCCAGCGTCGTTTCCAGGAAAGCCTCCGACGGCGCGGCAAGCCCCTGAACAGAGCGCGGGCGGCCAATGAATGAGCGACCCCACCGCCATGGAGGCGGATAAAACAAAGGAGGAAATGAAAATGGCAACCATCATCAAGCAGACGAAAGAGGAAATCAACTGGGCGGAGATCGCCAGGGCCAGAGAAATGGGTGTACTGGACAAGCTCCTGGCGGAGCGGGATGTGATCCGCTTCAATCTGCGGAGCGGCGCCGAGGTGGCCGTCATGGTGGAAAAGGTGGAGCCGGGCCGGGTATGGATGGGCTTTGTGGACGGAGTGGCCGAGCGGCCCATGTATAACCGCCTGGCGCGTCCTGTGTCCTGGAAAGAGAGCGACGCCCGGAAATGGTGCAACACCGATCTGGTCCAGGATCTCCCGGAGGAGCTGGTGGCCATCATCACGCCCCGCACTATCCGCCAGACCATCAAGGGCGAGGAGCTGGTGACCACGGATCTGCTATGGCTGCACAGCGTAACGGAGCTTTTTGGGCGCAAGTCCTGGGCAGATGGGGACGATCCCACGGAGGAGCAGCTGCCGGTCTATAAGACCGAGCGGGACCGCGTGAAGATGTGGGACGGGCAGACATGGCCGCATTACACCCGTTCCGCCTATTCCGGCAGCGGTAGCACTTTCTGCCTTGTCTATACGGACGGCACGCCCAACGACCACCACGCGGACTATTCATGGGCGCTGGCCCCCGGCTTTTGGATCTAATCGGCGGAGCGTATCAACGGAAATCCCGCCCCTGCAAGGGGCGGAGAAAGGAGCCGGACATGGCAAAGAGAAAGGAAATCAAGTGGCGGAGAGAGGGGCGCGGCACCATGACCGGGCGCCAAGACGGGATCATTTTTCGGATCTTCCGCCCGTGGGACGCACCGGAGCAGGGCCACACCGTAAGTTGCCACGACACAAGAGGCACCGGGAGAACGATCAGCACGGCAGGACACAGGACATTTACCTGGGAGGAAGCTGTGGAGTTCTGCCAGGCAATCGTGGCCGGAGAGATCAACCTGGAGGACCTGCGGGCGGAGTTTGCCGCAGAGGACGCGAAAAGAGAGCGGCGGGCGATCCAGCAGGCTGTGGCAGAGGCCAAGGAGTTCCGGGGCCACCTGGAGGCGGCGGGAATTTCATACAACACCCTGCTGGAGCTGGAGGCGCTGCGGGCGAACCTGGGGAGCCTGGGCCACAACGCGCTCCTGGGATTTGAGCGCGGGGAGGGCTGGCCGGATGGGACCTAAAGAGAGCGGAACCGCCCAGGCGGCGGTCTACATAGACGGCCAGCCGGTGCAATACGCCGGAGAAATCACCCTGCCGGAGCAAGTGGAGCGCCCAGCGCCGCCGATCCTTGCGTCAATGGGCCTTACGATGGAACAGGCCGGAAAGGTGGCCAAGGTCATGGCAGAGGCTTTCCGTACTTTCTGCGTAGCGTTAGAGGAGGCCGCGGCGGCTGTGACAAAGATATGGGGAGCCATCCAGGCGGCGGAGGAGTTCCGCAAGGCCCTGCGGTGGGCGGAGGCGGCCAACAGGCCGCTGGCCGCCCGCTACCACCGCACCAAAAAGAAGCGGATCCGCAAGAAGTACGCCAAGCGGATCCTGACCTGGTATCGGGAGGAGATCCTGTAATGCTGCGACTAAAAGCGAATAAAACCGCCCTGTATAAGCTGGTGGCGGATTATGTGGACAACCTCCCGCCCATGCGGAGCGGGACAGAGTTCATTAAATACCCGCGCACACCGGACTACGCCCTGAACTGGATCACCCCCGAATGGGACACGGCCCACGCCTTTTTCTCCGCCTGCATGGGCCGCCCCCTCCTGGCCATTGAGATCAAGGACGGGGAAACCGGAAAGACGGTGAGCCGCACCACCCATGCCCTGACCCTCCGGGATCTCCGGGAGCGGGGGATGGTGGAGGAGTTCGTAACGGCGGCGGAGCGCCGGCGGATAGAAAGGAGTGCCGACAATGGCGGACTTTCTCCCGCTACCTGAAAAGGAATACAGCGTAATTTATGCGGATCCCCCATGGGAGTACCGCCAGCACGGGACCACGGAAAAGAGCCGAGGCACGGCGCTGAAACAGTACCCAACAATGACCACCGCAGATATATGCAATCTGCCGGTACGGAAAATCTGCGGGGGGGGGCAGCCTGTTTTCTATGGGCAACTTTCCCAAACATTGCCGAGGGGATCAGGGTCCTGGAGGCATGGGGGTTTCAGTACAAGACTGCGGCCTTTGTGTGGGTGAAGAAAAACGCCAAGAGCGGCACCAACTTTTGGGGCATGGGCGCCTATACCCGCGCCAATGCGGAGGTGTGCCTGCTGGGCGTGTCCCCAGGCTTTAAGGCCGGGGAGCGGATCCGCAGCCACAAGGTACACCAGATCATTGAGGCCCCGTTTGAGGGGCACAGCAAAAAGCCGGACGAAACCCGCCGGCGGATCGTGGAGCTGCTGGGGGATGTGCCCCGCCTGGAAATGTTCGCCCGCCAGAGGGCGGAGGGCTGGGACGCCTGGGGAAACGAGGTGCCGCCGGAAGAAAGGAAGATCGAGTAAATGACCGAGCGGGAAAGACTGCTGGAGAAGCTGGGAAAGGTCAAGGCCCTGGCGGATCGTGGCGAGGGTGGGGAAAAAGAGAGTGCGGAGCGCACCCTGGCCGCCCTTATGAAAAGGTACGGGGTCACTGAGGAGGAGCTGGAGGACACAAGGACCACCATTCACTGGATCCGCTATAAGACGGACTGGGAGCGCAGACTGCTGGGACAGCTTGCCTATATGCACCTGGGCACGGGCCACTCTTTCGGCTGTGTGGGCAGATACACAAAGAGGCCGCGCAAGGAAGTGGGAATTGAATGTACACCGGCCCAGTATATCGAGATCGAAGCGGATTTTGCATTTTATTCCGAGGCCATGAAAGAGGAAATGGAGCTGTTTTACAGCGCATTTCTCCAGAAAAATGAGCTTTTTCCGCCGCCGGAGCTGGCGGCGGAACCGACAGAGGCGGAAAAAGAGGAATGGAAAGATGTGGAACGGGCGTGGAAAATCCACTCCATGATGGGCGGACTGGACCGGCACACGCGCCACAAGGCCCTGGAGGCCGCAGAATAGGAGGGCAATGTGGAGAGTGAAAGAAAACCGATGACCTGCGCTCAGGTTGAACAGATCCAAAAGCCGCGCCCGGTTTGGATTGAGTGGATCGGCCTGCACCAATTACAGAAAAGCCCTGGCTGGGAGATCGCCACCCATGTCCATGCCGGGCGGCTTTGTATCAAGGGAGAGCGGGACAAAGATGGGTATTTACTGGATCTGTACGGGGTTTACTGGGTGGCATACGACACCCCGCCGGGAGAAAAGGAGGACAAGCAGACATGAGCCAGAGAAAGGCAAAGGAGTACCGCCAGGCCATGGAGCAGTACCGGGGCGTGGTGGAAGATGTGGACGATTTGAAACGCCGGATCGGGGCCATGGAAGCCCGCCACCGCAGGGAGGACCAGCTGGAGATCAGCCGCAGGCAGGCCAGACGGGAGGCGGAGAAGCGGGAAGCCAACAGGGCGGAATACCGGGAACACATGCGGAAGATCAATGCAGAGAAGCGGCGGAGGAAAATTGCCAGGCAGCGGATCGCTTTTCTGGCTTGCATGGCCATCCTGGCGCTGGCCCTTGTGTGCGCCCTTGTAACGGCCTGTTCGGCGCGTGGCAACGGACCGGCAGAGGAGCGGGAGATCAACAGCGCCGCCACCGTCTCCCCGCCGGTTACACTGGTAAGCGCAGAACCGGACATGTGGGACGGCGAGGGAGAGGATCCGCTGGAGGCAGAGAAGATCGAGGAGGCCCTGCTGGCCTCCGGGTATTTCTCCATAGCGGTGCCCATGTGCTACGAATACCAGGACTATATGCGGACCTACTGCGCGGCCTATAAGTGTCCCTATCCCCTGGCCCTGGCCGTGGCGGAGGTTGAAAGCCACTTTAATATGGAGGCCGTGGGCACCGCCGGCGAGGTGGGGATCATGCAGTTAAATCCGGGGCCGGATGGTGCCTACCACGCAGAGCTGGAGGCGGCCACGGGACTGGACCCCACCACCCCCTCCGGGAACATTGCCGCCGGGTGTTACCTGTTGGGAAAGTACATGCAGGAATACGGGGACACAAACAAGGCGGCCATGGCGTACAACATGGGAGTGAGCGGAGCAGAAAACGCCTGGGCGGAGGGTATCGCCTCCACTGACTACTCCGCCGCCGTGGTGAAGGCCATGGAGCGGTGGGAGGTCACAGTGAACGCATGGAATGGAATTTGAACCAGGAGGCAACGCGCACCGCAGCGGCCAGGAGGGCAAGGATCCTCCGCTGGCGTGTTCCTGGCCGCTCCAAGGTGGTCCACCCTGCCCATGGGGCCGTGGTGGTCCCCCACGCCTCCAACCTGTGCGCGATTATGAACGCGGCAGAGGTGTGGGGATGTGACTGGGCGGAGATCCTAGACGCGCAGGTGTGGGCGGCACCAGGGGAAAAGGCGGCCCCCATGCCTACATTATATAAATAAAGGAGGCGGCGAAATGCTGATCAATGAAAGCGGCCTGGTGCGCTGTATCAAGCGGGCCTATAAATCCGCCGGGTATGCGGTGGCCGCAGAGGGCGATTGCATGACGATCTACACAGAGCAATGGTATATCCAATGCAAGCGGGCGGCCATCCCCCGCAAGGTGCTGGCCACCATCGTGGAACACATGGGCATGATACCGGACACAGAACCCGTGTCCATCGTAAAGGATGGAGAGCCGCAGCTGATCATGCCGGATGTGGCGGCGGATGAAATTGCACACTGGAGGACCGGGGAGCGCACCGACGCGGTGACCATGGCAACGGTTATCATGCAGGGCTACCAGATTTTCCAGCCGGACGGCGGCGGGGCCTGCTACGGGGTGAGCCTGCTTGACCTGGGGATCATGGAGCGGGAAATGGTGGAGCATGGAGCCGCTGCTGTGATCGACGGGGACCGCCTGCTGTGGCGCGGGGACACCGAGGTGGTGGCCATGGACGCAGTAAGAAAAGCCCGGTCAAGCTGGGCCAAGGAATGGGAGCGGGCCGTGTGGAACGCCCTGGAGGGCGTGGACCTCCACAAAGAGGAGGCATGACGATGGGAAAGACGAATTTTGACCGGATCACCGCCTCCCCGGAGGCCCTGGCCTCTTTTTTGGCCTCCCTCCCCTGCCTGGACGCGCCATGGAATGACGATTTTCACCGGATTTTCTGCGACAACTGCCCCATGGAGGACTGCCCCAAGGTATGCCCGCACGAAGCGGAGCGGAACAGCCCGGCGTGGTGGCTGTCACTTTCGCCAGATCTGAACCCATGAAAAATAGAGATAACGCCGGGTTGCACATAGAAAACCGACAGATCCAGTACATTGCCCGGATTAGCCATGGAAAGGACAGCATGAAAATGCTGGATGTGATCATTTCGAGGGGGCTAAAGCTGGATCGAATTACAACAACAGATATATGGGCAACTGAAACAATCCGCGGGGAATACCCGGAAATGGTGAAGTTCAAAGAACGGGCAGACGAATATATCTGGCAAAAATACCGTATCGAGGTGGAACACCTGTGCGCTATGCGGAACGGCGAGAAACAGACCTATGAAAGACTGTTCTACCATGTTCCAAAGCGGAAATCTGCGGGGGGGGGGCATTGAAAACAGGGAAAATCCTGGGTTTTCCGACCCTGTGGGGGCCGTGGTGCCAATCGGACCTAAAACGCGGTGTGAAGCACCGAGCAAAAGAGTGTCTATCCACAAAGATAATTTCGGGCCGGACAGTATCAAAGGATTTCCTGTCAGCTTTACAAACAAGGGAACCTGGTGCCAACGCCTCAAAACCAGATTTTTAGAAAGCCCCGCCGCGAGGGGCGGTACAAATATCGTGGAATACCTGGGAATAGCAGCAGATGAACCGGGACGGTTCGGGCAACTGAATGAACGCAAGCGCGCTCCGCTGGTAGAGTTTGGTATTGAAGAGGGCCTTTGCGGCCTGTACTGCCAGTACGAGGGTATTTTGGCCCCAAGCTACGAAACGAGCTGCCGGGACGGGTGTTGGATGTGCCACAATCAGGGTGTAAACCAACTCCGGCAGCTACGCAAGAACCACTCGGAGCTATGGGCAATCCTGCTGAAATGGGACGCAGACAGCCCGGTAAATTTCAAGCCAGACGGGCGGACGGTCCATGACTATGAATTGCGGTTTCAATTAGAGGATGACGGCCTGTTGATACCAGGTGATACACGCTTTAGGTGGTCCATGCTGAATGAGCCATTAAATTACAGAATGTTTTAAGAGAAATACGGAGGCATGTATATGGAAGTAACTGTAAACATGAGCGCCGAGGAGTTTCAGAAGTTCATGGACTGGAAAAAAGAACGGGACTATTACGAAAAGGAACTGGTCAAGGAAACAGATAAGAGGGAATTTATGGCAAAGAAAACGACCTGGGCCATTGAGAAAGACCCGAAGCGGCCCGGTAAGGTCAAGATCGTGGACCAGGAACACGCGGCGGAGCTGCTGGAGCTGGCCAATGACTACCTATCATAAAAAGAAAACCACCTGCGCCCGGTGCTGACAACACGGCGCAGGTGGAGCAAATGCGAGGCGGCCAAAAGGCCGTCCTGGAATGGCTATATTATAGCATACTCCCGGACGGCCTGCAAGCCGCAAAATTCAACGGGGCCGCGGCCCCGTATAGCTCCGGTAAGAGCTATTAGTAAAGTGACCAGCAGGCCCAAAGGAGGAGTACAGCATGGCCTATGTCCATAGGCGGGTAAAGGCTGGCCGCACCATCGAACACAGGAAAATGCAGTCATACCGGATCCACACCAAGGGGGTCCAGAGAGGCCCCAACCATGGGACCACATCGAAGAAGCAGGCCAAGGTCAACGAGCGGGTGGCAGAGGAACACCTGCGCTGGGACCTAAACGCCAACTTTGACCACCGGGATCTCCACGCCGTCCTGCACTACTATGTCAAGGACACCACTTTCCCGGAGATACTGGCGGACAAGGCCGCCTTTCTGTCCAACCTGCGGAAGATTTGCAAAAAGCGCGGGATCAAGTACAAGGCGGTGGTGGTGATTGAAACCAAGCGCATGACAAACCCGCACATTCATGTGGTAATAACGCGCATGGACCCGGAGATCATCACCGAGGCATGGGAGAGCGTACCAAGGGGCGGCGGGGGTATCAGCTTCAAACCCCTGGACCGCAGAGGGAACCATGAGAAGCTGGCGCAATACCTGGTCAAAGAAAGCCGATCCACCATGGAGAAATACAGGGAGCTGGGGAAACGGGGAAAGCGGTACAGCAAGACCCAAAACATGGATAAGCCCGTGATTACATACACCCCCGTGTCTGCCTCCTCCTGGCGTAAGGAGCCAAAGGCCAGCAAGGGCGCCGTGCTGTACAAGTTCGATGACGGATCCACCACCCGGAGCGGGTGGCATGAGATCAGCGGCTACCCATACCAGGAATATTTCGAGGTTTTCAACGAATAGGAGGACAAGCCAATGAAAATTTACATAGCGGGAAAAATTGCCGGGGATCGGCGGTATCGGGCCAAGTTTCGAGAGGCGGCCAAGGCCCTGGAGGCGGCAGGCCATGTAGTCCTGAACCCCGCCACCCTGCCGGACGGCCTGGCCGACGGGGACTATATGCGGATCGCGCTGGCCATGCTGGAGGCGTCGGACCTGGCCGTGTTCCTCCCGGACTACCAGGAGAGCCGGGGCGCCATGGTGGAATGGGCCTGGTGCCAGCGGACCGGGAAAGAGTGCGCCCTGTATCTGGATATAGCTGGAGGTGGCAAAGGTTGAGCAAGGCGCAGATCAGCATGTGGGAGGAAAAGATCGTGGACAGTTTCGCCGGCGGCGGCGGAGCCTCCACGGGCATTGAGCTGGCCACGGGCCGGGTGGTGGACATAGCGATCAACCATGACCCTGACGCAATTTTAATGCACAAGACCAACCACCCGCACACCGTCCACTATCAGGCCAGCGTGTGGGATGTGGACCCGCTCGAAGTCACAGGAGGCAGCCCGGTGGGTTTACTGTGGGCCTCCCCTGACTGCAAGCATTTTTCCAAGGCCAAGGGCGGGAAGCCCGTGGACAAAAATATCCGGGGGCTGGCCTGGATTGTCCTGCGGTGGGCCGGGACGGTCCGGCCCCGCGTAGTCATTCTGGAGAATGTGGAGGAGTTCCAGACCTGGGGGCCGGTCCGCCGTGGGCACCCGGTAAAAGCAAAGGCCGGGCGAACATTCCGGCGCTTTATTGACCAGCTGGAGGGCCTGGGCTATGCGGTGGAATGGCGGGAGCTGGTGGCGGCTGACTACGGGGCGCCAACAACCAGAAAGCGGTTTTTCCTAATTGCCCGCTGTGACGGGCAGCCCATTGTGTGGCCGGAGCCTACACACGCGCCGGCGGACAGCCCGGAGGTGCTGACCGGGAAGAAACTGCCCTGGCGGAGCGCGGCGGAAATCATAGACTGGAGCCTGCCCTGTCCCTCCATTTTTGAAACGCGGGAGGAAATCCGGGAGAAATACGGCATTTCCGCCCAGCGGCCACTCCGGCCCAACACCATGCGCCGGGTGGCCAGGGGCGTGGACAAGTTCGTGGTCAAGTCTGCAAACCCGTTTTTGGTGGTGGTCAACCACGCCGGAGAGTTCCGAGGCCAGGAGATTGGGGACCCGCTCCAGACCATTACAGCAAAACATGGGTATGGGGTGGCAAGCCCGGCCATGGTGCCCTGGACGGTGACCAACACCACCAACTCCACGGGCCACCCAGTCAATGAGCCAATAGACACGGCGCGGACCGGCGGCGGAGGCGGGCAAATGTTTTTGGGGGCCTCCCTGATCCAGTACCACACGGAACAGTCCGAGCATGTGAGAGGCCAGGAGATCACCGGGCCGATTATGACCATTGACGCCGCCAACCGCTACGGCCTGACGGCGGCCAGCCTGGTCAAATACTACGGGAACGACCAGCACGGCCAGGACATCCAGGACCCGCTCCACACGGTCACAGCAAAAGACCGGGAGGGGCTGACAACCGTCCACCTGGTCAAAATGAAAGGCACCAACCTGGGCGGACCGGCCACGGAGCCGGTGCAGACTATCACCGACGGCGGAGGCCATCATGGTGTGGTCACCACGAAAATCACCAGAGCGGAGCCGGGGGCGGATCTCCGACACTGGCCGGAGATCCGGGAGCTGCTGAATACATATTGCGGCTATGACCTGGGGCCGGAGGATGTGATCCTGTTCCAGATCAGCGGCGCCTGGTATTTCATGGCGGACATTGGCCTGCGTATGCTGACACCGCGGGAGCTGTACCGGGCAAACGGTTTCCCGGACGATTACAAGATCGAGCGGGACTACACCGGACAGACCTACGGGAAAAGCAAGCAGGTGGCCCGGTGCGGAAATGCGGTGCCTCCTCCCTTTGCCACGGCCCTGGTGCGGGCCAACCTGCCGGAGTGGTGCGCGGGGGTGGAGATCAACACCATGGAGGAACTGGAAAGGGCGGTGGCGGTGTGAAAATACCGGACGATGTGTTTATGACCCGTTGCCGCTACTGCGGGCATGGGCAGACGGGAGCAGAAAATAAAGAAATCCCGGATGATAAACTGTTTATTCACTTTTGGGCGAAGCAATCGCCGTGCGGGATCATCGGGATTGCACAATGCGATAAGGTCCAAGGCGAGTGTCTGGACTTCAAGCCTAACCCCATGTTTGGAATTTGCGAATACTGCACTTTCACAAACAGCTTTCATCCCGGATTTTGTACGGCGCCCGGCGGGCCGGTGAACAAGCGGCGGGTATTCCTGGGATGGAGCGGGATAGGAGATTATTACTCCGGCCACGCGCTTTTCACCTGTGACCGCTATCGAGTGAGTGAACGGTGGAAAGACCTAATCCTAAAAACCACCGTAGCGGGACGCGCACCGGCAAATTTTGACCCAGGAACATGGGAAGCCCTGAAACACATTGACGGGACAGCTACGGCAAAACGGTGGGCGGACCTGCAAGCCAAACGAAAGGCAGAACTGGAGGCAGAGGCAGAAAAAGAGGCGAGAAAAAGGGCGGAGCTGGAGCAGAAGCAAATTTCCATGTTTGATGATGACTGAAAACGGGGTGAAGCCATGCAGAGCAAAAAGAACATGCGCCGGATCAGCGTCCTGGTGACCGCACAGACGGCCTATAACCTGGATAAGCTGGCGGCCATGTGCTGCTACCGGGAGCGGGGCCATGTGATCGACAAGCTGGTGAGAGAAAAAATGCTGCAACTGAACGGAGGAAAGCGACATGAACAAGACGAAAATTGACTGGGCCACCATGAGCTGGAACCCTGTAACCGGGTGCCGCCATGGGTGCCCATACTGCTACGCAAGACGGACCGCCCACCGCTTTGACGCCGGGTGTGTGGATCCTGACCCGCTGGCTGACGGCCTCCATGTGCTGGAGGAGAAGATCAAGGCCACGCCATACCCATACGGATTTGAACCCACCATGCACAGATACCGCCTGAACCAGCCGGAACGCCAAGCGGAGCCGCAGACGGTTTTTGTGTGCAGCATGGCGGATCTGTTCGGGCGCTGGGTGCCAACCTCCTGGATCGCGGAGGTCCTGGACGCCTGCCGCCGCGCTCCGCAGCACCGCTATTTGTTCCTGACGAAAAACCCGGCCAGATACCTGCAACTGGACTACATGGGCTTACTCCCGCATGAAAATAATTTCTGGTATGGGTCCACGGTGGCCAATGAGGACGCAGCGGCCATGTACACCATGCAGGGCGTGGCAATCAACAGCTTTTGGTCTATGGAGCCGCTGCTGGGGCCGGTGGACATGAGCGCGGCGGAGGGCCTGCCCCAGTGGGTGATCCTGGGGGCCGAAACCGGGAACCGGGCGGACAAGGTGGCACCGCGGCGGGAGTGGGTGGACCAGATCACACAATTCTGCGCGGAGAACGAAATCCCGGTTTTCTACAAGGACAACCTGCGGGCGCATTTCCCGGATCTCCCGCCCTCCGCCTCCCCGTGGGATGACCGGGAGGACGCAACAGCGGAATGGGCCGCCCATTACATGGGGCGCTTTGAAAGGCAGGTATGACCCGTGGAAAAAATCGAAATTGGCTACACCGTGGAGAAAGAGCGGTGGCTGGAAGCGTCGGAAAATTTGCACGAGTTTGGCCAGATCATGGCGCGGAACCTGCGGAACATGAACAGAGACGGGTGCGGACAGGAGGCCGCGGACGATCTCATGGCGGACATTATGCTGGCCTGTGCGGCCATCGGATATGTGGCGGAGTTTGCCGTGGATAAATGCCGGTTTATTCCTATGCCGGGAGGTGGCCAGAAGTGACCGAGCAGAAAAGGCCGCAACAATGTGAGGGCTGCGCGCTGGCAGAGCATGACGCATATATTTGTGCCCGCTGGCGCCTGTCCTATGCGGTGAATGAGCTGAAAAAGGCCATTCCTATGGTGCGGAGGACGGCGGTGGAAAATATGAAATGCCCATACCACTACCCCGCCAGCCTTTTGGGAACCGGGGTGGTGATAATGGACGAAATAGGGCCATGGCCGCCAAAAGGAAAGGGGCGCTGACTGTGCGGGCGGTGCTTTTGAGCATAAAACCGGAATGGTGGGAGAAGATCCTGGCTGGGGAGAAAGACCTGGAAATCAGAAAGACGGTCCCGCGGGGCGGAGCCGGAGAGCCGGAACCGTGGCCGCTGCTGGTCCTGGCGTATGTAAGCGGGACCGGGGCCGTGCTGGGGCAATTTCTCTGCATGGGGTGGGTGAAAAGCAACTGCTGGCGGTATCTGTCCTCCCGATCCTGCGTACCGGAGGAGGATCTGAAAAAATACGCCGGCGGAAAATCGCTGTATGGCTGGATTGTGGGAGAGGCGGAGGCATACGACACCCCCAGCCCGCTGGCAGAGTTCGGGCTGAACCGTCCGCCTATGTCGTGGCAATATGTGGAGATCCCGGACCCGGAGGACGAATAATGGCCATCAATCTTTCGGACCTGCCGCCCAAATATCAGCGGCAGGCCGTGGAAAAGTACATGAAGCAGCAGAAGCGGCGGGGGCCTGCGCCCTCCGCCGCCGCTGTGCAGAATACAGACAGGGCGGCGAAATATCGCAACACCCCCACCGAGCGGGTCACCGCCTCCGGGGCCGTTCTCCGCTTTGACAGCCAAAAAGAGGCCCGGAGATATGACCACCTGACCCTACGACAGCAAGCCGGAGAAATCCATGATCTGCGCCTCCAGGTGGATTTTACTTTGCAAGAGGCATACACAGACCAGGAGGGGCGGAGAGTACGGGCCATCCGCTACCGGGCAGATTTTACATACAGGGAGCGGGACGGGCGGCTGGTGGTGGAGGATGTAAAAAGCAAGCCCACCAGAACGCGGGAATATCTGATCAAGCGAAAGCTGATGAAAGAGCGGCGCGGAATTGACATAACCGAGGTGTGAACATGAAGCAGCAGACAACGGGCGGGGCCACCCGCGAAGCCGTAAAAGAATATTTACAGCAGTACCACATGGCGCGGGAGCGGCGGCGCATACTGGAGCGGCGGCATGATGTACTGGCGCGGGAGCTGAACGCCCCGGCACCGGGGACTACATACAGGACCATGCCGGCCTCCCGCCCTGCGGCAGACAGCGAGGGGGCCGTGTCCGTTGTCTTTCGCTTGTCAGAGGTTGAGGAGCGCATAGAAGCCCAACGGGTGGCCATGGGCCGGGCCATCACCATGGTGATGGATCTCATTGACCTGCTACCGGAGAACAGCATGGAGCGCACCGTGGTGGAACTGCGGCACATAGATTGCAAGAAATGGGAACGGATCTGCAAAGAGGTCCACATGAGCAGGTCAAGGGTAAATGTTTACTACAACGCCGCCCTGGATATTATTCTATCCAATGCACGGGCGCAGAAGTTAGTACAAGAGTTTGAGCAAGGGCAGACACCAGAGATATGCACAGAAAAAAATAGGCCATCTTGAAAAGACAGGACACAACAGGACATTCACCTGTGGTATTCTGGTATCGTGGAAAACGACAGGGGCAAGAGCAAAGCCCCAGCCAAATAGAGAAAGGCCGCCAGGGCGTGAGAACCTGACGGCCTTTCTGTTTCCACACCATGGGCCGGGGAGCAGAACCGCAGGGACTTTTCTCCTTTCACCCTGCCCCGCCGCATTGTACACGAGCGCAGCGGGCTGGCCCAACCCCGTTGCCCTGGGCCGCTCATGCCGAGGGGTGGCCCAGGGCCTCCCTTGTGATTTTACCACCCCCTCCCCCATTTGGGTCCTTTCTGAAAAATAAATCTTTGCGGGGCAAGTGAAGTCCGATTATTTTCCACAAAAAATCAAAAATTTTCAGGGGTGTTTCGTTACGCTTTTTCAAAAAGCGGGAAAGCCATACCCCCTAAAGGGGGTATCAGGCGGAAAGGGGATGAAGAAAACGCGAAATCGCCCACGCCTAAAAAGCGAAATCCGGCAGGACGGGGCGAACCGGGCCAGCGGCACAAAAGGAGGTGCAGCCGGTGGCGGAGAAAAAAGGGGCCGGAAAGGCCAAAACAGGGGCGGCCAGTAAGGCGGCGAAAGCGCCGGCGGCCCTGAATACAGTCCCGGAGTGGGCCAGCACCACGGCGGTGGCCAAGCTGCTAGGGAAAACCACCCGGCGGATCCAGCAGCTCACCCAGGACGGCGTGCTGGAAACCGAGGTGCCGCCCGGCGGCGGCGCCCGAAAATATAAAACCTGCGAAACGATCCAGCGTTATATTGCCCACATCGAGCAAAAGGCCCAGGAAACGGCGGCGGCCAGCTCCACCGCGGAGCTGAACCTGCGGAAGCTGGAGGCGGAGGTAGAGCTGAAAGAAAGCCAGGGCCAGCTCCACAAGCTGAAAACCGCCATTGCCGAGGGGAAATACATCAAGGCCGAGGAGGCCACCAGGGATCTGGCGGACTTCATGGCCATGTTTAAGAAATTCGCCATGAACATCCCACCCCGCGCCGTGAAATCCATAGCCGGATATGCGGACCCGCAAACGGCCAGGGCCATGGAAAGGGCAATGCGCAAGGAGCTGGAGGATATGCTGGCCGTATTCGTTGACGCGGCGGAGATCGGACCGGAGGAGGCGGAGCCATGAGGCCGTACAGAGCAAAGCCGTACACGGTGCCGTCGTGGATCCACCGGGCGCTCCTGTCTATGCGGCCAGCGGAACGCCTGCCGGTTTCCAAATGGGCGGAGAAATGGCGGGTCCTGCCCGACACCAACGCCATACCGGGGCCATTCCGCAACAGCGTGACCCCGTATTTGGCGGAGATCATGGACGCCTTCTCCAACGAGGATGTGGAGCGGATCGTATTTGTAAAGCCCACCCAGGTGGGAGGCACCACGGCCCTGGAGAATATGCTGGCCAGCGCCATTGACCAAGACCCGGCACCGACTATGATCGTCTACCCCTCCAAGGAACTGGCAGAGCGGACGGTGGAGGCGAAGCTGGAGCCGATGATCCGGCAATGCAAACCGCTGGCAGCCAAGTACCGGGAGGCGGAAAGCCAAAAGCTAAAGCTGAAATTTGAAACCATGTTCGTTTTTCTTTCGGGAGCAAACAGCCCGGCCTCCCTGTCCTCCACCCCGATCCGGTATTTGTTTCTTGACGAAGTGGACAAATTTCCGGGCGCCTCCAAAAAAGAGGCGGATCCGGTTTCCCTGGCCATAGAGCGCACCAAGACCTACACCACAAACCGCAAGATCTTCATGGCCTCCACCCCCACGCTGAAATCCGGCCACATCTGGAAAGCCAAGGAGGAGGCGGAAGCGGAAAAGCATTACTTTGTGCCATGCCCCCATTGCGGGGAGTACATCGAATTTGTATTTGCACAGCTGAAATGGCCGAGCAAGGACGATGTGCCGGACAGCGCCGAGCGGGCGGAAATGGCAACCTATGTCTGCCAAGCCTGCGGGGCCGTGATCACTGACCAGGACAAGGGGAAAATGCTGGCCGCCGGCAGGTGGCAGACGGTCCGGCAGACCGCCGCCAGGCCCTCCAGCGTGGCCTATTGGCTAAACACCCTGTACTCCCCTTTCACGCGGTTTTCAGAGATTGCCAAGGAGTTCCTGCGGTGTAAGGATGACCCGGAGCTGCTGCAAAACTTTGTCAACAGCTGGCTGGCGGAGCCATGGGAGGACACCAAACTGCGGACCAATGCGGAGCTGGTGCTGGAGCGGCAGACCGAGGTGGAGGCATACGCCCTGCCGAAGTGGGCGAAGCTGATCACCGCCGGCATAGATGTGCAGGAAAATTGCCTGTACTGGACGATCCGGGCCTGGGGCGATTACATGACCAGCCAGAACATTGCCCACGGCCAGGCGCTATCCATGAACGAGGTGGCGCAGATCATGAACACCGAGTTTATACACCCGGACGGGCAAAGGCTTTTGGTGTCGCTGGCCCTGATGGACAGCGGCGACCAGACCGAGGAGGTCTACGAGTTCTGCGCCCTAAATGCGGACTGGGTGCTGCCGTGCAAGGGCGTACCCACCATGCTGTCCCACTATCGCCTGTCAAAAGTCAACAAGGCCGGCAGCAATGCCTACGGCATGGACCTGGTGCTGGTGGACGGCGGGAAGTACAAGGACATGATCGCCGCCCGCATGAGGAAGCCAAACGGAAGCGGATCCTGGATGGTCTACAAGGGCTGTGATCTGGAGTATGCGGAGCAGGTCACCGCGGAACATAAAGTAACCGAGCGGGCCAACGGGAAAGTGGTGCAGAAATGGGTGCCGAAAACCACCCACGCAGACAACCACTATCTGGACTGTGAGGTGTACGCCGCGGCGGCGGCGGACATGCAGGGCGTCCGGTCCCTATACCTGCAAAGCCGGGAGCCGGAAAAGCCAAAGAAGCCAAAGCCGGAGCCTGCACCGACCCCGGAGGAAAACTGGATCCGGCAAAATGAGAGCTGGGTATAAAAACGGGAGGACGAAATGGAAAGCACACAAATGAAGCCGGCGGAACTGCTGGAGCAGGTCAATAAGGCCATTGCGGCGGTGCTGGTGGGCGGCCAGTCCTACAAGATCGGCAGCCGGTCCCTGACGCGGGCGGACCTGTCCATGCTGAAAGCCATGCGGGATGATCTGGAGGCCCAGGTGGCGGCAGGAACCCCCTCCCACCTGCTGGATCGGACCTTTGTGGCCTACTTTGACGGGAGGTGACCGTGCCGCATGGGATTTTTGGATAACATCATCACCGCAATTTCGCCGGAAAGGGGCTACCGGCGGGAGGCATGGCGGCAAGCCCTGGAGGAGCTGCGGGGATATGACGCGGCCAGCCATGGGCGCCTAAATGCCGGGTGGCGGGTTTTCAACGAAAGCGCGGAATTAACAGACCGTTACAGCCGGGATGTGATCCGCGCACGCGCACGCGACCTGGAACGCAACAGCGACATTGCCCAGTCTGTGATCCACGCCTTTCGGCGGAATGTGATCGGGAAAGGCTATAAGCTCCAGGCAAAGACGGAAAGCGAGCTGCTAAACGACCAGCTGGACAAGCTGTGGAAGCAATGGTGCCGCAAGGAGAACTGCGACATAACCGCGTCCCAGTCTTTCAACCAGATTATGCGCATGGCCGTAACGCGGAAGCAGGTGGACGGCGGGATCCTGTTCATCAAGCGATACACGAGGGGCGGCCTGGTGCCGTTCAAGCTCCAAATGATCGAGGTGGACGAACTGGACACCACCGCCTCCATCCCCAGGCACAAGGGCAACACCGTGGTGGGTGGGATCGAGTACGACCCGGCCCGCCGGGCGGTGGGCTATTTCATCCAGCAGTACGATGTGGAGGGCTGGAAGCTGACCACCCCGGTGTACATCGAGGCCAAGCATGTGATCCCATACTGGACCAAGCACCGCCCCAGCCAGCTGCGTGAGGTTTCGGACCTGTCCCCCACCATTACGCGGGTACGGGACACAAACGAATTTATAACCGCCGTTTCCGTCAAGGAGCGGATCGCGGCCTGCCTGGCCGTGTTCATCAAGCGATCAACGCCAACGGGCGGGTTTGGCCGCGGCGGCGTGGTGGCCGGCGGGGACCGGGTGACCTACGAGGGCAAGAGCCTGACCCCCGGCATGATCAAGGAAATGAATGTGGGGGACAGTATCGAAACTGTGGAGCCGAAAAGCGCGGGATCGGACGCCTCCCAATTCCTGAAAATGCAATGGCGTCTGATCGGAGCCGGCCAGGGCATGAGCTACGAGGCCACCAGCCGGGACATGTCGGAAAGCAATTATTCCAGCGCACGGCAGGGAGCGAATGAGGATGAAGCCACATTCGCGGCGGAGATCGAGCTGCTGATCGAGATCATGAGCGAGATCTACGAAACTTTTGTTATTTCCTGTTATCTCACCGGGCTGATCAACCCGCCCGGATTTTGGGATAAAAAGGCGGATTACCTGGCGCACAAATGGGTGCAGGCACCGAAAAAATGGATCGACCCGGCCAAGGAAACCACCGCCACCAAAACCGCCCTGGCAACGGGCCAAAAGACATTCCAGGATGTCGCAGCCGAACAGGGCAAGGACTGGAAAGAGGCCGTGGACGAAATGGCCGAGGTCCTGAAATATGGCCGTAAAGCCGGCATTGAGATGGGAGGTGTAATTTATGGCCAAGGAGCAGCAGCACAGCAGAACGCCGGAACCCAGGGACAAGAGCCGGGGAACCAGGAGCATGGGGGAAATCCTGATCCGACAGGAGGAGGGGCAGGACAGCCGCCGGAGAACAGTTAGTTTCTCCAGCGAAACGCCATACCGCCGCTATTTCGGCATGGAGATCCTGGACCATGCGGAGGGTGCCGTAGACCTGGGGCGCCTGAACAGCGTGGGTGTCCTGCTTTTCAACCATGATGTGGACAGGGTGGTGGGCCGCGTGGTCCGCGCCTGGGTGGAAAACAACCGCGGCATGGCAGAGGTGGAATTTGATACCGACGCGGACGCGGAAAAGATTTTCAGCAAGGTGCAGAGCGGGACCCTGAAAACCACATCGGTGCGGTACAGAGTGGACAGCTGGGAGGAAGTCCGGGCCGGGGCTACATCGGCAGACGGACGATTTACCGGACCATGCAGTATCGCCAGGCGTTGGACGCCCATGGAAATCTCCGTTGTTTCTGTGCCGGCGGACGCCACCGTGGGCGTGGGCCGATCCAGTGAAAGCGCAGACACACCGGACCTGTCCGCATACGAGCGGCAGATCCAAATCAATCAAAATACTTTTAGGAGGTAAAGAGTAATGACCATTCAGGAAATGATCGCCAGACAGCAGGCGATTGTGGCCGGCGCCCGGAACGAGGGCCGGGGCCTGACCCGCGAGGAGCAGGCGGAGTTTGACCAGCTCCAGGGAAAGATTGACGCCGCCCGGAACGCGGGAGGCCAGGACGGCCACCAGGGCGGCGGAGAACCCCCTGCGGAGGGCAACC